TAGTTTTTTTTCGTATTAAAGTTGAAGAAATCTAATAGTGATAGTTTTTTTTCGTATTAGAGTTATTCTTTTAGTTTTACTTTTTTAATAGCTTTATTAATCTCTTTTATTCCGTCTACGGACTTAACAGAAGTATTTAACAGCTTATCGTAATACTTTTTGTGTAAGTCTTGAAACTCTTTAAATTTTCTTGTGAAGTCTACATAAGACATTTTTTTAACTTTATATTCTTGAACCCATTTGTCATAGTAATCAGACTTATATAAATTTCCGAGACTATATTTTGCTTTATTAGCATCATGGTGTTGCTTACATTTTTCATTGTAATAATTGACTAGATTAATCACGCCTAATGAACCCCTAAAATGCTCTTTAACTACCTTGTGTTTTACCCACCTAGTATTATTAGCTGTCATACCTTCGCATATATAAAGAAACGCTTCTTCAGCATTTACATTCATTTGCTCACATACTGTTCTAAGATTAATAAACCCTGATATGTTTAATCCTTTTGGGTTCTTTTTATATGCCTTTGCCACCAATACAGGATTGTCTATATCTGCATTAGTCATGAACCTATTTAAACCAACACCAGTAGTAGGTTCTCTTTTTGCTCCGACAGGTTTTCTTGCAGGTATTGGAGTATTTAACAAACTAGCAATTCCTGTTCTGTTTTTACTATTTTCAAAGTATAGGTCTGAGAAAAAACTTTTAGTAATACTAGGACTTAACTTCTTCTGAACTTTTTCTAATTGTTTCTGAGTATCTACTAATGGTTTTGAAACCTTTCTTATCTTATTCATAGACTTTTCTAATTCCCACATGGGTTTCCAAACAGACTGAACTTCAGGTGATGTAATATTTCTTAATGCTCTAAGTCCTGCATCAACAGAACCCCAAGTTCTTTTTAAAATCTCTTTATGATGTGGTGCAATATCCCAGTCAATTGTATCTCTACCTAATAATGAACCTGATAATATTTCTTCAACAATATCTACTCGTTCAGCTTCGCCTTTTGGTGTTTTAATAACAAAGGTAGTCTTTTTCTTTTCTTTAACTTTTCTAACTACTGTCTCTTTAGTATCAACAACTTTGCCATCTCTGATTTTAATTCGTTTTGTTATATGTTTTACTTTTGTCATGTGTGATAGTTTTTTTCTTTTTTAACTTAGCCATACCATTAATGTTATACCCATTATAATTAAAGCTACAACCAGTAGCCAACCTTTATAAGTTAAGTGTCTAAAGAAGTTAGTCATTATATTGCTCTTTCGTTATAAAGTTTTTGAGCAGTTTGTTTTGTGTATTCAGTTAAAACTTCATTACGCAAACCTTTGTCTTTACCTTGCTTGTATGCTTTTTCTAAAAATCGTTTATGTTCAATGTTATGACGATTTAAAGTGAACTTTATTTTTTTAGCCATCTTTGTTGCCTTTCATTATTTAAAGTAATCACGCTGTAACCAAAGACCCAAGTATCTTTGTAGTTCTTGTTTAGTGTAATTATCTTTCTTCCCAATCTTTACAAGAAAGTCATCAAAGGATTTCTCCTTGATTTTTAATTGGTCGATAAGTTCCCTGCATTTTGTTTTAGATATAATAGTCATTGCGTATGAATAACATTATTTAAATTAAAATTCCAGGTGAACATCTAAAACAGATAATGAGAAAGATAATCGCAAATTTTTATTTTACAAAAAATTCCCATAAAAAAATTTAAAAGAATGAAAAAGCTCTGCCTAAGTTTAGAAGACTGATGCGTTCTCCTGGAAATGATAGTTTTTTTAATATTTTTCCGCAACATGTGTTGCGCTTTCGACAGACAGGGGGTGTACCCCTATTATTTTCTGTGGGGTGGCACGGGGGTAAAAAAATTTTGTGTATATCACCTGTACCTCTCAAATTTTTATGCCAAATCTTTCGGCTTACCCCAAACTTCTTTCATTCTGTCCATCATGGAGTAATCCACTGCATGATGTAGAAATTCTTCTGTGTGTTTAAGTATGAAGTCTCTCCCCGCCTGTTTATCAGCAAGTGGGTCTATAGGTTTTGGTGATGCTGCTAAATCTACATCTAAACCTGCTAGTTCCTTTAAAATATCTTTTGGAAATGTCTCCGCCTTTGGCTTAAATTTTTTAAAAAGAGATTTGAGATATATGACTTTGTGTTCCATATTTTTATCTAACAAAAGGTAAATCGAAAGGTTTCAACAAGAGCTTATTACATAAGTTGATGTTGTTGATGTCTTTCTTAGCTTTTATATCTATAGTCTAACCTTAGGAGTACTCTATAAGTGGCACTTAATTAAAAATCACCAAAATCAGAGACCTATACGTTAAACCTATCGAATACTAGTGGTGTGCCAAGTCTCCCTGACACACCTACTCCCACGAAAAGCAATTGCATAATGGGAACAGGTTATAGCTTAATCCAAGAGTTTTCTGTCTTTCTTCCAAAATGCAAATCTAATTCTGCATTAAACAAATCTTCTTTTCTTTGTTTGAAAGATATGTCTTGGTCTTTAGCTAGTTGCTTTTGCCAATACTGACAAGCAATTTGTAAAGCGTCAATTCGGTCATCATGCCTTAGAGTGTTTGCTCCTTTTTGTAATCTACTGATTTGGTAAAAGAGTTGATACTGTAAAGCGATTTCTGGTGAATATAAATTATTCGTTAATTCATAATCATCTTGAATAACTTTTTTATCAAAAATAATTCTGTGTTGAGATATAAGTGGTTCTAATGTGTCTAATATTCGTCTGTGTTTATTGGTTGTTTGTCTAATTAATTCAGTCGTACACTTATACTCTTTATTTAAATAAGGTTTTAAAAGAACTTCAAACATGCCTTGTCCGAAGTTATCTTCTATTAAAATTTTATTTACTTTATTCTTTTTAGCTATAAGAACTAATTTATTTAAAACATGTTCTGTATAACCTGCACTGAAACCACCACTGTCAGTAATATAAATATTTCCACCTAAAAATTTACTACAGCAATAACTTGTCTCATCAGAACCTTTCCCTGACGGGTCGATAGACATTACTGACCCAGTATAAGGAAGCCATTCTCCCTGAATTTGCATAGGTCTAAAATAAGCATCTCCTTGAAGTCCGACATTTGGTAAATCATCATGTCTTAATTCAGGACTAGATGCCCAAATAACTTTTTCTGGTGCATTTTCTAAATTTAAATTCATGATACTTAAATCTGAGAGTTTTAAAGGATATTTGTTTAAATCATTTAATGTCGTATCAAGCTGATACTGCATATTGAAGCCAAGTCTTCCATAACTAGCTTCTCTTTCTAATAAATCCTTTTCGTCAAATCTTGTTGGGTCTGTCGGTTTATTAACCAAGTCATGCGTCCAAGTATTAGCAATTATAGGTGCTAGATTAGACGCATAACTTTTTAACTGAATTTCAGTTGGGTATCTGGCAGTCCAAAATCGAACCTTGTAACCTCTCTCTTGTAATTTATTGTAGATACTTTGTTCTGTTTGGGGTGTGCCTAAAAAAACTATTCTTGAATTTTCTGGCTTAATTACTGCTTCAAATTCTTTTATAGCTTCTCCTAATTTATCTCTCATTAACTGTGTTTGCGTATTTCCTGATGTTTCTACGTCATCACATATAACAATATCTGCTCGTGACCCAGTAATCTGAGATGTAATTCCTAATGATTTTACACTTGGTTGGTGACTTGCTAAAGCAGGTGCAACATCAAAACTAATCTTTGATTGTCTTTGTGTATCTTTTGGATACAGATGTTGTAAAACCGGGAGTTCGTATAAAAGTCTCAAACAAAATTGTGAGAAATCATCAGCACGATTTTTTGAAGCTGATACTACTAAAACATTTAATTGTGGGTTCAGCAGCAGTCGCCATAAAACATAGCAACTACAAATCCAAGATTTTCCGCAACCTCTGTAAGCAGAAATAATTGTCCTACTCGAACCTGTCGCTAAATAGTGAGCAAGGTCATATTGAACAGGAGTTGGTTCAGGTAGTTTTAAATGTTTCCATACCAAATACAGAAAATTTCTAAAGTCTTGTAATTTTTCATC